TTCTGGGTTATGTTTCAGCAAAGGAAAGCCTCAGACGGCGACAGCGTGTCCTTGTTGGCCTCCCAGTGCCGCCAGCAGGATTGCAGGAGCCCGTCCCCGTAGACCTTGAACGTGCAGGTCTCCATGTCCTTCTGGGCAAAGCGCTCCAGCATGTTTGCGGCGTCGCCAACCTGGGCCAAGAAATTCAGGCTGGTCTTGTAACCTTTGATCTCCAGGGCGCTGTCATCCACCCACTGGCCCCAACGCCGATCCTTGTAGGCGTGGGTTTTGTCGTCGCGGAAGCTGCTGTCGAGGCCGTGCAGGTGGAAGTCCCGGTAGCCGAGCGAGTAGCCGAGATTGACCCAGCGCAGGCCGATGGTGCAACCACCACCCACCATGAACCACGTCTCTGGGCGCTCCTGCTTCAGGAGTTCAAAGCCTGCGTTGGTGTTGATGCTCTTGGGCGTCGTGTGCCACAGCCATACCCTGCAGCCTGCGGCCAAGAGTTTGTCGAATAGCGCCGGGTGGCAGTTGGAGGCCACCAGATACCGAACACGGGGATCAGCCTCCACCACGTCTGCCATGTGCGCGTTGCTGTCGAGTACGCCGCAGAAGGTCGGAATGATATCGCGCTCAAGCAGGAAGCCCAATGAGCCGTTGACGGCGGCAATGTGGGTGGCGTCTGCGAGCTGCGTATAAGTGTCGTGAAGGGATGGGCCGCCAGCGGCAATGGAAAGGGAATAGCCCGCGGGCTTGCAGGGGATGACTTCCTTGAGCCCTCGTGACAGGGCAGAGCGCATGTTCTCGACCATCTGCTCCGGCGATACCGGCGGCTGCATCTTGACGAAAAGCCGGTCGTCGTCGCGAACGTGCGGGAGTTCTTGCAGCATGAAACCTCAAAGTGAGAGGAGAGGCGCCGAAACGCCCCTCCAGATGATGTTAGCCAGCGACCGACACGCGCTGACCCGCAAACGGACGGGACAGTTCAAATTCCGCATGGAGGTCGCCAACTACGGCACTCGAGGCGCCAACGGCTCCGCTGATCCAGTCGCCAGCGACCGAGGCGTCGTCGATGCTGCCGGCGGTTGCCGTCAGGTAGACATAGCCATTGTCGGCAAACTGCGTGAGGCAGTTGCCCAGTGCCTTGCCGGTGATCTGGACCCATCCGTAATAGCTCGCTGTGAGTGCTGCCATCGCCACGCCGACCGGGTAGTTGCCGTTCGCAACCGCACGTACCAGCGTGAAGTTGTCGGACGGAATACCGACCCAGTCCTTGGCGGCGCACGAGGCCACGCCCTTGGCGTAGATGAATTCACCCACGCCATAGTTCGTTGTGCCAACGTCCTTGGCCTGCACGATCGTCCCGAGCGGATGGTTCTGCACGGTATCGCGATCGGTGATGGGCTGTGTACCGATGACGGTATTTGTCACAACCCAAGTTCCAGCAGTCAGTGCCATGATAGAAAGTCCTTTCCAGGTGTCTTGGGTTTACGCGGCGTCGAGCAGGATGCCCTGCCGGGCCCGGTTGCTGCAGACAAGTTGGCCTTGCCAGATCACAGGGATCAGCACGGCGTCCTGGTTGGTCGGGATCTTGTCTTCCATCTGGCTCCAGTTCGCCTGGCGATGCACGCAGAGCGAAAGGTAGTTCAGGTTGAGGAAGTACATCTTCTCGCCCGTGGCCGTGAAGTTGCTGTTGCTGTCGAAGACAACGTCAGCGCCGTTGGCATACTTCAGAGCGGGGCCGAGGATGTTGGACGAGCCCTTGGGAGCCGGATCGCCGTAGCGCGCCAGATCCTGCAGACCTTCCCAATAGGCCGCGTAGAAGTCGTTGGTGGAGATGATCAGGTTCGGGATGTCCGAGCCACGAACACAGGAGAGCCAGAGGGCGTTCATGTCGCCCTTGATGGTGCTCTTGCTCCAGGCGTTGGTGCCGCTGATTTCGCGGTACTGGTTGGCCCAGAACGTGTAGGTGGCGCTGTTGATGCCGCCCACGGTGCCGGTGCCGTCCGACGTGATGATGGCCGCGAGGCCGCCCATCTGGTTGGTGAGCGCGCCCGAGGAGAACAGGTCAATGCTCATGTTGTTTGCGGCGGTCCGCATCGCGTTCTTCACGCGAGACTTCATGAGGTTGATGAGCTGTTCCTTGCCCGAGTTCTTGCGAAGCTCGTCGCCGGAGGCCGTGATGTGAACCGCCGCCTGCACCCAATCATACTTCGCCGCCGTGAGGACGTTCGAAGCCTGGACGTTCAGCGTGTCGTAGCCGCTGAAGCGCTGATAGGTGGCGTTGTTCTGGTAGTCGATGGGCCGCACGATCTCGTAGCCGCCGTCCAGAAGGTCGATCTGGTTCTTGTCCTTCAGGTAGCGGTAGAGAGCATTGTGGGTGCTTACGTTGTCTGCGATTTCAGTCGGATGGTTACGGAGAGTCGTCGTGACCAACTCCGTAAAGGTGCTGTTAGGGGATGCCATTTAGGTCAGTCCTCTGTGGGGTTGATGACGACGCATTACCGACCGGACGAAATCCGATCGTAGAGAGCGGAGAGCTTGTCCCCGTCGTCCCAGCGCCCATCAAAAGTTGGCGTTGAGGCTGACGCCCCAGTGCGCACATTCATGGAACTGAGTTTCTTTGCCTGCGCGGCCTTGGCAGCGGCTTCTTTCTGCTGCTTCTCGGCTTCGGCCTTGCGCTGATCCGCGAGGACCCGTTCGCGGACCTGCGGATTGGCGTAGACGGCGCGGTCGTAGGCTTTATCCAAAAGCTTATCGATCGGAAGACCAGGCTCGCGCCCCTTGATCAAGTTGACTTCGTGGGTGATTTCTTCCTCAAGCTCGCGGAAGTAGGGTTTCTCCTGCGCGAACTTGGCAATCTCTGTGTTGATGTATTCGGTCTGCTTGGCCTGCTCGGCTTGCTCGCGGGCGGTGAGGTTGCCGACGACTTTTTGCTGCTGCTGCTCAAGCGCCGCCAGCTTCTGCATCAGCATTTCGTTCTGCTTAGCCAGGCTGTCGTAACGCGGGTCCTTGAAAAGGTCGTCAATCGGGTTCTGCTGGGCTTGCGCGTCGGGCTTGGGCGCGCCCGTCAGTTGCGCAAGATCGACGTTGAACTGTTGGGCCAGCCACTTGATGGCGTTCTGCGGGTCCTGCGAGAGGAACCGGTCCGCGTTCATCCAGTTCTGGATCATCTCCGCTTCGGCGCCGCGCTGGACGCCAAGCTGGTTCATCTGCGAAAGAACGCCCGCCACAGGCTCGTAATACTTGAGGGCTTGCTGCTGGCGGTTGAGCGTCTGGTGCGTGTTGGCTTCGCGCTCTGCGATGTACTTCTGGGCTTCAGCGGGAAGCTTGCTCCAGGTGTCCTTGAGGCTGGCGTCCCAGGTCGAGGGATAATCAGCGACAGGAGCCGCAACGGGGGCTGGCTCACTTGCGGGCGTCTCCACGGCCTTGGCTGGCGCGGCGGCCTTGGCGACTGGCTCTGGCGCCGCCTTGCCATTCATCCGGTCGTAGATGGCGGACAGATCATCATCCAGCGAACGCGGCGCAGAGGTTTCCTGCGCAGGGCTTTCGGTGATCTCGTTGACGGTCGTTTCAAAGGATGCGTCTTGGCCTCCCGAGACTTGCGTCTCAGGTTGGGCATGCTCAACCAGGTCTGTCATTTAGGCGTCCTTGACGCTGTTGGTTTTGGCTAGAACCTTGTCCTTGGTGTTGCCACGGACAAACTTGGCAAGAGCCGGGTCGGTCTTCTCGGGACCTGAAACAAGGGCACGCTCGGCTTTCAGCGCCTGCTGGCGCTTCCACCGGCTTTCAGCCTTTTCGTCCTTGCTCATCGGAGGCGGGACATCGCCGCCCATGTAAGGAAGCCGCCGCTTCTGGCAGAACTCATAATTCTTGTAGATCGGTTTAAACTCTGACGGGTCGATCTCGCGGCAGCCAGAGCGGGCCAAATCTTCGCGGCGGGCCTTACGACCTTCGATGATCTGCCCCGTGATCGGGCTCCGATAGGGCGGAAGATCCCCACGGACATACGGGAACGGCACCACGTTGGAGAACTTGGAATTGCCTGCCCGTTTAGCGTGAAACACTCCCTTCTCAACGAGTTGGCCTGTTTCACGGTCGAAAACCCAAGAACCACCCTTGCTCATAGATCCCTCCTTAGTTGCGCGATGCGGTTGGAGCGGGTTTGAGCAGTTCGCGCATGTGCTTGGCAGCCTGGGCCGCCTCGTCCATCGACATGCGCTTGGCTTCGTGCTCTGCGCTCAGGTTGGCCATGTACTCGTCAATGGCGGCCTGGCGCAGGTAATCCATGTCATCGCGGCGGGCCTGTTCCTGCTCGCGGGCGAAGTTCTGATAGGCGCTCTGCTGGTCGAGTTCCGCCTGAGCCACCTTGACGGCCAAGTCGGTCTTCTTGCTTTCGGCGTCGATCTGGCGGCCCGCCATGTCGGCCTGCAACGTCGCCTGCAGCTTCTGCATCTCGAGGCCGTGCTTTTGCTGGGCCATCTGCATGCCCATCTCGGCTTTCTTCTGCTCGGTCTGGGCCTTGATCTCTTCCGGGCTCGGCTGCTTCGGTGCCGGGTTCTTGGCGGCTTCCTGGGCGCTATGCACCAACCGCGCCAAGGCATCTTCGGCCTGCTTGCCAAGCTTGAAATTGCGCGACAGCGACGCAAAGAGGTCAGCCGCTACGTCCATCTGCATAAAGCCACCTTGGATGGCCGGTCCAATCGCTTGGACGAAGGACGCCATGCCCTGCAGGAACTGCCCAGCGTTGGCCTGCGCGTTGCGCATGTCGCCTTGCACGGTGCTGTCCGTCTCGATGTCGATCCGATAGGAGCGGATGACATCGTTCTTCAGGATTTCTTGGATCTGCTCCCAAGCAGGGCCTTCCGCAGCCTTGGTCAGAGCCGGTGGCGGCGGCGGAACTTGCTGCCCCGATTGTGCCGCCTGCTGCATCTGCGCCAGCTGCTGCTTGGCAGCATCCATTTCCTGCTGTGACGGAAGCTTGATTCCAGTCATCAGGCTTAGGTTGGTCTGGTCAAAGTGGCTGCAGATGATCTCGGCCTTGAGGCGCATGAGATCCCGGCAAAAGCGCTGCACGTCGCGCTGGCCGTTCTGCAGCCGCATGGTGCCGAAGTTGGCCTTGATCTCTTGCGCGCCCAGCGTTTCGTTCGGGTCGGATTGCCCGCGCATGATGTCGGCCAGGCCCGAGACTTCAAAAATCGTCGCCTTGACCTGCTCGACGCGCAGGGACAAAGCCTGCACCACGTTCATGACCTGTTCGATGGGCATCAGCCACACGAACTTGTCGAGGCCGCCAGCCTGCACCAGTTCTAGGAGTTCCGTGGCGCCGTCGATCGGCGCGATAAGTTCGCCGTCCTGGGCTTCCTCGAGGCGTTCGAACGAGGGGATGCCCGCATGCCGGATGCCGCGCCATTTGCAGACGCGAATAAGCGCCTGGATGCGGACGGTGAGTTCTTCCAGTTCATCGATGAGCGGCTTGAGTATCCGGTAACGAGGAACAGGAACAAGGCTTTCCGGGGTTCGGATGGCATAAAGCGGAAAGGGGCACGGGAAAAAGTTGACCAGATGCAGCGGATCATCATCAACACGGATAGGCCCTGCCTTGTAGCCAGGTGCGATCCAGTAGACTTTGCGGGTCTGCTTGTCCCAGATTTCCCAGACGCGGGCGCGCTTGTAGACGTTGGGGGCAGCGTCCGCCTTCTCGCGCTTGGCGTCGCTGACGTGGAAGTCGAGGTTGATGCCGCCGCCGATCTCAGGCGCAAGGTTCATCAACTGCTCGCGCGTCAGGAACTGCTCAAAGCCCACCCACGGAACATCTTCCCAGCGCATGGCAGGGCCGAACAAGACGTTTTTCCACGGCACATGCTCACAGGAGACTTCCTGATAGACGCGGTTATCGAGAATGGTGGGCTTGTAGCGGACGCGGGCAACGCCACGGCCAACAATCTCTCGGTCCTGCACGCAATCGCGGATGGTGTTGTCAAAGTCGTAGCTGTCGATGGAATAGGACAGCGCCCGCTCGACGATCTGGCCGGCGATGCGGGCGGTTTCGTCGTCCTCGTGGTAACGGGTGCGAACGTCGGGGATCGGCGTCGAGTTATAGAGGGCCGGGACCGCCGTTTCGACGTTGGAGAACATGATGTTGAAGCGCAGTTCGGCGCCGCGTTCCTCCGAGCGGTAAATTTCGTTGGCCTCTTGGCCTTCCTTCCGCCAGAACTTTTCCGGCGCCATGGCAAGGTCAATCTCGGCCATCCACCGCTTGTGAACATCCTCTGGAGCGCCAAGAGTTTCCTTCTTGGACTCGTAGATGCCATCTGTGAACATCTCGTCGGATGTCGTGGCCATCTATCAGAGGTCCCCAACGTACCCTTGAGCGTTGATGAACACTCCACCCGTGACGCCGGTCAGCGTGGCGACCTCGAGCAGGGTGCCGCGCGAACTATACAGGGCGTTGGGGAAATAGACCGTTGTCAGCGGCATGGCCGTTGTCTGCAACTGGGTGCGCCAAAGCACGGTGCCGCCAGCGCCGTCGCGGATGACGAGTTCCGTTGCACCGCCCAGCGTCGCTGTCTGGATGCTGAGCGACGTGAGGAAGTTGCGCTGGTTGTTGGCGGGGGCCGCCGCAATGGTAACAGCCGTCGTTGAATTGACGATGCCGCCAGTCGCTGCCGCGTAAGACCACGAGCACGGAGGGGAAAGGGAGTAGGTAATGCCGCTCATCGTCTCTTAGCCTTTCGCTCGAGGCGTCGGATGATTTCGTTCATGGTCATGTTGGACTGAGCAACGCCACGCTCATTGACGGTGAACTGGACTTCTGTGGGCTTTGGCTTGGTGACTTCGACCGGGCGGATTTCACGCCAGGCCATGGCCAAGTACCGGAAGGCGTCAGCGCAGTGGGAGGTCCAATCGTGGGCAGGTTCCATCGAGAAGACCTTCGCCTTCTCGTCGTACTTGGCTCTGTATTGCCGTAGGCACTCAAGCGCGAACTTGCAATTCTTGGCGTCAAACCAAGTGGTCTTCATGGTCAATCGGGCGGCGTTGATGCCGTCGATCTTGGTGTGATCCATCACGATCTTGAAGGAATGGCCCTTCAGGAGATCAATCAACTGCTCCAACCGCGTGCGCTGCATGCCAAGGATCTTGGCCCGCGCATCGTGCGGCAAGTAGTGGGTGCCGTACCTGTAGGGCTTTGATTTCAAAACCGCTGCGTAGTGGTCGAGGTCGTAATTCTGGTTCTCGTAGTAATCGACCACCCGGATACCGTTGGGCGCCACCTGAAAGAAAAAGATACTTGTGCTGTCCGTCTTCCCCAAATCCCACGAAGTATGGACAGGAAGGACTGGATCGGGCTCCAAATCGCAGATGCGGCCTTCACGCTCTGCATCTGCGAGTTCTCGGCCGTAGTAAGCACCCAAGATTGCCGCATCGAACGAGCACTCGAACTCTTGCTCGTATTGCTCCGGCGTCATCATCTTCCGGTTATCGTCAAGTTCTTCCTGGCTGACGATGCCGGTTTCTGACGCCCTTAGCTTGAGGGCGAACCAATCAGGGTCCTGCGTGGCCCTGTCGTAAATCTCAAAGAAATCGTTGCGCCCTTTCGGGGTGCCGATGAAGACGGCCCAACCCCTGCGATAAGATAGCGCCGGCCGGATGACCTCAGGCCAGGCCCTGGGATCGAAGTCGGCGGCCTCGTCCAAGATACAGCCGTCGA